CGCACAATCGGGCCAGAGAATTACGAATAGGGGTTTGGCTCAATAATCCGTCTCCACATAGACACCCGAGCAGTCGTAGGCGACCGCCGCCGCCGTGGCGCCGGTGTTCATGTAATTGCGCGGACTTAGGAGTGCGCTTTTCACCGTCATCTTTCATATTGCAAAGGTAGTGGATGCCGCTGTTTGCGCTATTCTTTCCAGCGTGCTCTGGCTATTCGTGCGGTCGACATGCACGTGCCTGATCCCGGAGTAACGCGTAGTCGGCGAGCCAGCCGACGACCACCGCACCCTCGGGCAAAGCCGCCACCTCTTCCGCGACCCGCGCCTGCTCGGCCCGGCTGTAGACCACGACCGGCGGACATGCCGCCAAGCCACCTGCTTCAAAACCCGCCGTCGCGCAGCCGGTCAACCAGCTCGTCCCGATTACGAGGACGGCGAGCCGCCGCTTCCAACATCCGGCGTTGAATACCATTTGCTTTCTCCGTGGTTGCGAGGCGTTCCGCCAGCCGCCCCGTGCGTTCTCCGGCGCGACGCAGGTTCAGCAGAAATAGGGCGAGGGTGGCGGCGGCAAGAAACAACCCCAGCGCTTTGCGCGCAGGGCCGCTGGCGAGGACGGCCGTGATCCAACCTATCATCTCTGGCCCCGCTTCCAATCATCGATCCGGGCGTGAATGGCGACGGCAATGCCGATCAGCGCCACTGCGATGAACAGCCATCGCAGGGTGTCGAGGTAAGGCACCAGTGGCAGGATCGCGGCTTGGGTTTCTGCCAAGACATCTTGCGCGACTTCAACACCCGCCGCGCCGACGGTGGCGATCCCGGCTGCTCCACCGCCTCTCAGAGTGCGGCTGTCGGCTAGCACTTCGCGGGCAGGGGCTACCTCCGGCACGAAAGGCGTGGCGCGGACGGGGAAGGGTTCGCCCCAGCTGCGCGCTGGTCCGAGATCCACATGGATGAAGCCAGAGCGCGGGTAAAATCCAAACCCAAGGAACCCCACCTCCCACGCCGCTGCCTCAAACGCCACCGGGTCATGGTTCGCCATAGCGATGTCAAAGGCCGTGCCGTCCATATGCTTTGAACGGGGAGATGCCCCCTTGAGAGACGCGTTATGCTGTGGCGAGCGATAAGCGGAGCGCAGGATCAGCGGCTTGCCCAGCCGGTCGCGCAGCGCCTGCAGCTTATCCAGCGCTTGCGGGTGCAGCTTCAGCTGCCCTGTGCCGCGGCAGGCGATTTCGGCAGGTGAGAAGTTCTTCCAGCGCCAGTCGCGCGCGGGGACATCGCGCCAGTGGCGATAGGTTTTGACGGGATCAGACATGGGAGGGTCCTTTCATGCAAAAAGAAACCTGCCGCGGATGCGACGGGGATGGAGTGGGCGGCAGTTTGGATTTTTGAAGAGGGCTGACGGTCTAGCTGCACGTGCTATCGGGCGCTGGGCATCGCGCTCTTTCGACCGCCAGCAGGCCTCAGCCCTTGGCGCGCCGGGCTTGCGTGCCGGGCACTGATCTCGGCCCGGGTGTCTGTGCGGTCTGCGCCAGCGTAAAATCTGCCAACCGCTGATCAAGGCGCAGGATGGCGGCACGCAGATCGCGCAGCGCCTCTTTCAGTTCGGCGCGGTCTTCGTCGCGCTGGTCCTTGCGCTCGGCGAGCAGCGTCATGATGCGCAGGACTTCCTTTTCATGGCTGCCCAGTTTCTGGTTATGGACCCAGAGAATAGCGGCCATCGGGATGATGACCCATTTCATAAGGGCGTCGAATAGGGTCCAGAGCTCGATCTCCATGGCGGAGCCTCCTTTTATATTGGTGTTTTTGAGGAGCGCGCGCATTGCCAGCGCGGCGAAAAGTCAGCCTGAAAGGCCCAGGACATCTTCAGTGACAAAGACCTCGATGAAGCCGAGATTTGGGAAGGTCTCGACGGTGCCATCCATATAGGTGACGCGGAACTCGGCCTCGAAGCGGCCGACCTGATCGGTCTCGCCGGGCTGCCAGGCATGTACGACCACCGCCGGCTGGAACACGCTCTGGATTGCGGCTGGTCGGTCGATCACCGTTGCTCCACCTCTCGAGCGCATCTGAAAGCGCAGGCTGGCGCCCGCTAGCGACACGCTGGCAGGCAGCAATTCAAAGCGCAGCGCCGGCGAGGTGTCGCCGCGCTTGATCACGAACTTCAGCATCATGTTTATCCTTGCAGGATGCGCCCCGTACGGGGCTCGGAAAGAACGGATCCACTGCGCAGCACGGTGACGACCGACCCGCCCTGCGCCGCATTCGGGGCCGCGCTACGCCGAAGCCCGGGCGGCGCCCGATACCCCTGGATCAGGGCAGTGGAAGACCAGCCACCTTGGGACAGGCGGGCATCAATCGCCGCGTGGGATGATGCTGTGCCCTGCGGGTCGAGGGCTTGGCCTTTAAGCTGAAGGTCAATGGATGTGGCCGCTCTCGTAAAGAGACCTGCCGCAAAGGCAGATTGCGACAGTGCCCGCGCGGCAACCGCAGCATGGGCCTGTCCGGGGAAGGAAAGGATGCGGATGGCCTCACCGGTGACGGCGACATCTGCGCCGCCTGCGCGCGCAGTGAGAAAGGTCCCCCGGCCGAGCGCATCCAGAGGCAGACGCCCGGTCGCAGCACCTGAGACGGCGAGTGCATCACTGGCTATGGCGTCAAGCGCTGCCGCGATCTGCGTGATGAGCGTGACAGGCAACGCGCCCTGCGCAGCGCGACCTAGAATTGCGCCGGTCAGGGCACTGCGGCCTGTTGCGAGGAAGAGTGGCGCGGCGGCACCCTTGGCGGCGACAGCGCCGATGCATGCGTCCATTAGGCGCAAATCATTGCTTGCGACAGCAAGGTGCGTAACACCCGCGCCACCGATACCGGCCAGCGGTACAGCGGATCCCGCGCGCGGCGCTAGGGCAAGCAATCCCAGTCCTGCGCCACCAAGCTGCGCCGAACTTGATGTCGATGCGATAAGCGCTGCCGATGCCGCACACGCACCACCCCAAGAGATAGCTGTGCCTGCAGCACCTCGGGTCACTGTGCTTGCCCTGACGGTCAGGGTCAGCCCCAGCGCCGGTATAGCGGCCGCATCGATGGCGATTGTGCCCAGACTGTCACGGCCAATTGTGACCTCAGTCGCGGCCAGTGCTGCCAGCGCCAGAGAGGCGCGGCTCTGACCGCTCATTGCCACAGCAGCCTGATGCGTCTCGACAGTGACTGCCGCATCCGCGCGGATGATGCCGTCAAACAGAACGGTGCGGTCCACATCCGTGCGCAAAGCGGTGCGCCCATGTACGTCAGACAGCACATCAGCGCGCAGAGCAGTTGTGCCCTGCAGCCCCACCTGACCGGCGCTTGCCGACACTGCGGCGAGTTCTGCGCCAGCGACTGCTGCGGCCTGCAGATTGGCCCGCGCCTGTCCATCCAAAGCCAGCGCAGCTGGCCCTGCTTGCGCAGTGGCCAACACCCCGCCAGTGATCTGCTGGTGGACCTGCAAATCCCCAGCAGCTGTCAGCCTGATCGGTGCCAAGACAGCGGCGTTCCCGATGATCGCGAGCCCGCTTTGCGCCTGTGCGGCAGCATCACTCTGCGCAGCAGCAGACAGCCCCGGCGCAAAGGAGGCGGAAACGGCCGCCGCAGCTGCCGCCGTGCTTGCGATCTGGCCCGAGATGTAAACTGCGCCATCTGCCCGCGCTTCCAGCACCTGATCAGCGGTGGCGGATCCGGCGAGTGGCAGAACCCGATGTGTGACTGCACTGACAGCCAGATCAGCTGTGACTGCGCGCAGGAGACCAAAAGCGGCCTGCGCTGCCCCAATGACCGGCAGTTGCACAAGCCCGGTGCCACGCGGCGCCAGCGGCACGGCCAGATCCGCAACCAGCGCTACGTTACCCGCAGCGCGTCCTTGCAGGCTGATCTCCGCGCGAAGAGTAACGACACGTGCCTGTAGGGCGATGCCGCTAGCCTGACCATCGATGTCCCATGCCGCATCGGCCGTCAGGCGCACAGCTGCTTCGGCCTGACCAGCGCCATTGGCGGGAAGTAAGTCGTCCGCACCCGCGCTGACAGCCAGCCCCAGCTCTGCTGCGCCAGCCAAGCTCATCCCGCCCGCGCCACGGGCCTGCGCTGGCACCTGCAGTTGCCCGCCGCCCGCCAGTGACAGCGCGCGCGCCACGTCAGTATCCGCTGCCCCGTCAACCGTCAGGGCCGCCTGTGACTGCGGTCTGATCTGCAACAGCATGGCGCTGCTGCAAGTAGTGCCCAGTGTTGCCCGCTGCTCACCGGCGAGGGTGAGTGCACCTGCTGCATGGAGCGCGCAGACAACACCGGCCCGAGCATCGAGATCAGTAGGAATGCTGTCCGATGCCGCAGCGCTTATACCAGTGCTGCCGCGCGCCTCTCCGCCGAGATGTAATGCTGTGCCAGCAACGCCCCGCGCTGCGACATTGCTGCGCGCCTGTCCCACCAGCACCAACGCGGCCTGCAAGCTGGCGGCTTGTGCCGTGCTGCCCCCAACGCTCCGGCCCACCAGTGCCAGCGTGCCCGTGGTGATAGCGATACGGGGCGCAACCACCCCGGCGCTGGCCAGCGGGGCTGCCGCAAGAGGCGCAAAGCCGGGCATGGGCGGTTAGACCTCGTCAGGATAGGGAAAGCGGGCGCGGATTTCGCGGCGCTTGGCCAGCCACGTTTCTTCCAAGCCCTCACCAGCCTGCCATTTGAAGAACAAGGGATCGGCTTCGGCGCTATAGGCTGATTGCCGCAACGCCTGCGTCTGGTCCAGCAGCTGCTCCATGGTCGGCTCTGGCGGTGGGCGGCGGGCTTGGTCATCCGCCGCTTGCCAGAGCGCCAAGACCCGCTCTGCCCACTCAGGCAAGACGGTGATCGTCTGCTGCGTCAGGTCGGAATATTCAATAATCCCCGATGTGTCTTGCCATTGCAGCGCATGGACATTTGCGGGAATGCCAGCGCCTGAGAGATCAAGGTCCAGATAGCTGATCCCGTCGTTCACGGCGGCTTTGTCCACCGGTATGATCGTCAACCTCATTTTGATATCCTCTTTTGCTCTTGTGCGGCGTCAGATCCAAGCCGCGGGGTGGACCGGTTTGCGCCAACCACCTCGTTGCGGAAACTCTCAACCGCCGCTGCTGTCTGGCGTTGCTGCTGGGCGGTTTCGATCATCAGGATTGGTTGCCAGGCAATCGCACAGCCCCATTCGTCGATCTCTTGCCCTGTATTGGGGTTCAACCCGCGCAGCTGGATGAACCACGCACATGCGAGCTGCTTGCAGGGTTTGAACTTGTGCAGCGGACAGCCTGTCTTTGCATCTAACTTCATGCTCAGGCCTTGGTCGCGATGATGATGTCAACATACTGGACCTGCATATCGAGGCCGTGCGCATGCGCGGCACCGGTAAAGCCATGCGCGTGGGCCCATCCAGCGCCAGCGTTTCCGGTGTTGATGGTGTCAAAACGGTTCCTTGAGCTATAGCCGGGACCACCGCTGCCGTTGCCGCTCAGATTGTCGTGTACGTATTGATGGCTGTGAACAGGCATTTCGTGCCAGGAAAGCGTATGGTTTGCGACAGTCCCGCCCGCCGCGGTGCTTGCTGTTGTGCGATTGCCGAAGGCTGTCGTGAAGGCCAGCGATCCGCCGGTACCGGCTGTGCCGCTGACCACACGCAAGGCTTTGTTGTTATGCGTTGTGTCTTTGGTCCAGCCTGTGGGTGCTGCACTTTGTGCAAACAGCATGCGCGTGCCAGCAGGTATCGCGCTCGCGGCGAATGCTCCGGAGACATCCGCAACGCCAAGCGTGACCGCACCTGTGCGCCCCGCGACCGATGTGACGGTATTGACCTGCGCGCCTGCGGCGATCCCATCGAGCTTGCTCTTGTCGCCCGTTGCCATCAGTCCGGCGTTCGAGGCCGTCGCCATGGGAACTGACACGTTTGATCCGGTGGACGAGGTGATGGCACGCGCGTTGCCCGTCCCGGTGATGCCAAGGTTGGTTGCCACGTTCACCTGTGCACCTGCCGCGATGCTGTCGAGCTTGGTCTTGTCCGCAGAGGTCAAGAGACCCGCCACCGATGGTGTTGCCGCAGGCAGCGCTGCGTTTGCCCCGGTGGAGGACGTGACCGAACCAGCCGATGCCGCGGTAGTGTAGCCGAGGTTCGTCGCCACGTTCACCTGTGCACCAGCAGCAATCCCGTCGAGCTTGGTTTTGTCGCCCGTTGCCATCAGCCCGGCATTTGAGGCCGTCGCCACAGGGACAGTCACGTTCGATCCGGTCGATGAGGTGATTGTGCGTGTGTTGCCCGTCCCGCCGATGCCAAGGTTGGTTGCCACGTTCACCTGTGCACCCGCCGCGATGCCGTCGAGCTTGGTCTTGTCAGCCGTACTGTTCCACCAGCTGAGGATAGCTTGGCGGATGCGCAGCGCGCTCCAGGCGCGCCGCGTGGTGGCAGTGCCTGCTTCGGCCTCGGCTTGTGTGACGGTGCTGGCGGTCCATTCGCGTGCATCCGCAAATCGTGGATCACCCGCATCAGCCTTGCCTGCGAGATCAGCGGCGGTCAGTACTAGCGAGACAATTGCGGTGCCGTTCAGGCTGATGGGACTACCGCCAGCGCTGCTCTCCGACACATTGCGGGTGAGGGCTGTTCCGGAGCTCGCATAAGTCCCGGTCCCAATCTCCCAGGCGCTGCCTTCTTCGATGACATAGCGGACCACGTCACCGTTGGCGACCCCAGCAGCCACAAACGATTGAAACCCGTCAACCGCAACGCCGAGGGTCAGTGTGCCGGTGCCAATGCTGACCGTCGTCATCCGGGCGCGATTGACGAGCTTGACCATGGCTTATGCCCCGCCTGCGGTCAGGGTAAAGGTGGTCACGGTCACAGACTGGTTCTGGGCGATATTTGTGTTGTCGAGCTCCATATCGCCGCCGCCACCAGTGATGGTGATCGTGCCTTGCACATGGGTGATGGTGCCTGCGGTGTTCTTGATGCGGAAATGGCCCGCGTTTGTCCCGCCGCCCGCAGCGGCGGCGCCGGTACCGGTCCACACGCCTTTGATAGTTTTGACACCCGTTGCCGCATTCTCGAGCCAGTCGGAGGGCAGGGCAATCTCGACCAGCAGATTGCCAGCATCGGTCGCAGCAGTATTGGCGGGCAGCGTGCCCGAGCGCAGCTGCAGCTTTGGGCTCGTGCCAATGGCCGTCTCGATGGCATCGAGCGCTGCATTGCGCGCGGCGGGGGAGAATTGGAAAGACATGGATAGGCTCCTTTGAACGAAAAAAGCCCGCCAGAGGCGGGCCGGTGGGGGGGTGCGAAACTTAAGACGGCGCTAAAACGCGCGTTGGCCGGCGGACTTGGGTTAACCCGTTGTCATTGCCGCTAGCCTGGCCGCCATGGCCGCATTGGCACGCGCGACAAGACCGTGGTCCTCGACGATCTGGCGTGACCATGCGGTATAGGCTTCAACGGATCCGGCCAGCAGAGCCGCCGCCTGATCTTTGCCACAGACTGCATCGACCTCTTCGGTGACTGTCTGCCCGTCATGTGTGAGCGTGACGCCGACGGTAAATCCCACATGCTGGCCGTCTTGCATGATTGGGACATTGGCAAAAGGCAGTGCCAGGTAGCGGGGCATCTCAGCCATGGTAAATCTCCTCGATACGGGCGGTGAGTTCGGCGTCATCCATGCGGGCCCCACCTGTGATCTCAACTTCGATGGTATCGCGCACGCGGGTGAAGCCGGCACGCTGTTCGTGGATCTCGGCGCGGATGGTGGCGAGATCGCCGACCATGTCGCGCGAGGTGGAGATGATCTTGATGATCATGTGGTGAACTTCCCTGCGTAGACCTCGAAGCTGACGCTCCAGTCCGAGCGCGTATCATCCAGCGGGGCAAAACCGCTGACAAAGCTGAAGCAGGAACTGGCATAATGCGACCGGGCCGATGTGTATTGCCGGTTGGAATGTTTGAACTCCGCCCGCACGGCATCGCCCTCCAGCACCACGCTGAGGATGCGGCTGAGCCAGGGCTCGCCGTTGGGCTGGAATGCTGTCTCGAGGATCGTGCTGCCATTGGCGCAGATGGTCTCGCCTGCGGGGATCGCGCTGATGAACGTGCCGTAGTCCTGCTGGCTGCCAGCGCGGGTGCGGCTGGCGGTGATCAGCACCAGCAGAAAGTCGGGGTTGGTACCTGCGGGCAGCGTGCCCAGTGTATAAGTCTGGCTGTGTTCACGCGCCTCGACGCGGGCGCTCTCATAGGTCTCGTAACCTTCGACATCGACCCATTCAAAACCGCAGACCTGTTCAAAACCACATTGCTGCTCAAACCCGCAGGTTGTGACATAGCCGCAATCGTTTCGCCCCGTGCTGAAGTTGTAGGTGCATTTGTAGTCTTGGCGGCAGACATAGACCGAGCGGCAGACATACTCGGATCTGCAGATATAGCGGCTCTCGCGGCAGCCGGACGAAAAAGCTGAAGTATAGCCAAAGCTTCTGACCACGCGGGACGTGCCACTGGCGGCAAAGCTGTGACCGAGCGTGGCGGTGATCACCTGCGCGATATGGGGCATTGGCGTGCCGGTATCAAAGACCACAGCGCCATTGGTATCGCGCACGCGGATGACATTGTTTGCGGCTTCAAAGCTGGTACTCACATCCGCACCCCGGTGCCGGGCACGCCTGCAAAGCTGCCGGTGTAGGTCTCACTTTGCAGCGGCACTGCGCCACCGGGCAGCACCACCTTGATGCCGCCGCTTTGCACATCGGCGGTACGCCCGGCGGTCACGAAGAGGTCGGGTGCATCGTTGGCGCGGCGCAGATAGCGATAGCTGGTCGAGAGCTTGCCAAAGCCTGCGCTGAACTCTCCCGGTGCAATCCGGATGCTGGTATTGCCGGAGCCTGCAAACAGCGTCTGGAACAGAAAGATACGGTAAGTGCGCGCAACGGCGGGCAGGCTGTCATCAAAGGTCAGCCAGTTCTCATAGAGGCGGATCTGGCTGGCGGTCACGATTATGCTGACCGCGCGCACGGATTGGCCGAGTTTGTGGACCACGGTGCCAGCAGGCATCTGTGCACCACCATAAAAGGCCACAGCTGGCCGGATGGCACCAAGGCTGTTGGTGCCCAGCACATAGCTCTGCGCGCCCTGTTGCGCGCGGTAGGTGGTCCCGCCCCATTTTGAGCTGGAGGAGGAGCGCACCCGTTCGGGATGGGTGACGGTGGCCTCGAGCACTTGGGTGTTTCCGAGGTAGCTGAGGTCCGAGTGAAAATGCAGATCGCCCAGTTGCGCAGCCGTTGGGTTCGCATAGATCGCAGGGTCAGCATCGCCTTTGTAGATGAACGCCTTGCCTGACGCGCCATCGACGTGAAGTGTGCGGGCCATGTGATTACCCTTTCCAGCGCATAAAGGCGGCTATGCGCGCGCGCCAGACCGCATCCAGCGTGACCGCGCAGGACAGCCTGTTGGCGAAATGATGCAGGAAGCGGCCATCACCGAGATAAACGCCGGCGTGATTGGCCGCCCCGGGTGTGTGGTCATCGTCTTGGGTCATGGCAAAGAGAATGCCGTCACCGGGTTGGGGGATCACGACCCGTTCCCAACGGTCCATCTCGGGATTGGTCACAAAGGCTCCGTCGGTCAGCAGCTGGTTGGCCAGTCGCGCAGGGCTGTCGGTGAGCGGCTCCATCGCGATGCCACGCTCGCGCGCCATCCAGTCGCGTACCAGGCTGTAGCAATCAAAGCGGCCGAGCTGATAGGGGCGGCCCTCGTAAGGTGCGCCATCTGTCTCCCAAGCCGCAGGCAGCAGGAGTTGGTGGCGGCCAGACGGCCATTCCAGTTCCACCAGTGGGACGGTCAGCGCGGCACAGCGCACATCCAATGCCGTGCCTGTCTGCGGTGTTAGATGAGCAACCTTGGCAATATCAGCGAACAGCTGTGCGGGCTTTTTGCTGGCGAGTGTCATGCGGCCGCGATCGTTGGCGAGCCAAAACCCGCGCGCAGGATCCTCCACCCAGGCCTCGCTGGCAGCAATCAAAGGGCCGAGGTTGGTCAGTTGCAGAGCTATCATGGGCGTATCAGTCAGAGGCTTATCATTCATGAGTCATACCGTGATCGTGATGGTTTTGGCATTGAGGTCGATCCTGAACTTGCCATCGGCGCTGCGGATCACGCCGGCGGTCGCGGTGCCGATGTCGGAGGTAATGGCGGATAGCTGGGTGACGCTGATCTTCCCGGCATCGATGGCACCTGCCGCGATCAGGCCTGCGGTAACAGCGCCAGCCGCGATCTTCTGCGTCGAGATTGCGCCTGCCTGAATGGCATCAGCAGTCACGGCCCCGGCGGCAAGCTTGCCGGTTGTCACGGAACCGGCGGCCAGTTTGACAGCGGTGACGGCTCCTGCCGCAATCTTGCCCGCCTCGATGGCGCCCGTTGCAATCTTGGCTCCCGAGATCGCCCCGTTGGCGATCTGGGCCTCAATCAGCGCGCCCGTGATCTTGGCCGCAGCGATGGCCTCGATTTGTAAGTTGTTGAGCTGGCCTTCGATCTCACTGGCCGCAAGGCCTGAACGCCAAACGCTTCCGGTCCATCGGTAAAGCTTGGTGTCAGTCGTCAGATACACCGTCCGACCGGCAAAGTTGCCGGTGGATGGCAGTGCTCCGAGGATTTCCACAGAAGCGAGGTTGGCGTCTGCCAGTAGACCTTTGATCCCGCCGCGCAGATCAGCACCGTTGAGATAGATCCCCGGCGTGGTGACAGAGAGCCAGCTGGACCATGCGGTGGGCCGGTCGAGGATGTAGCGACCGCGCACCTCGTATTCCGTTTCCGGCAGCAGGCTATCAGAGATCAAAACGTATCCAGCCGCACGGTCCGCCAAGCCGCTGGAGACGATCTGGGCGGTGGCTTTGATCCTGATCTCATAGCACACGAACAGTGCGTCGACTGCGGCAGTACCAATCCATGCCAGTGAGATGGCAGGCCGGCGGTCTAGCCCCAGCGCGTCCTTGAGCGTGCTTGCCGACACCGACCATCCCTCGATCACCTGTGGTGGACGGGGGGAGAGCCCGGTGACTGGCACAACAGCGGGCAAGTCTTGCGCCGCGGTCCAGCCATAATCGGCAGGGTCACGCTCGCGCAGCACCAAGTCTTGATTGATGGTGCCAGGCTGATCGATGATCTCGACCACCTCGAATATCTTGTTGGTGTAGCCGTTGCGGACACTCGTCCAGGCGATGGTATCGAGGGGCTCAAGCAGGAATGCCCGAGGCGGTAGCACAAGCCGGTGCGTGCGGAAGCGGCGCGCGTCCTTGATATAGGCGCTCATCAGCTGTGCGACTTGGGATTGGATTGAACAGGCGGGAAAGTTTATGCTTGTGGGCAGGCGGCGGCCGGCATCCTCGGCCTCCCAAGCCGCGTTTAGGATTTGTGGCGCTTCGCGCGAGGTCCACAGGCTGGCGGGCTCAGGATATTCTGACGAGATCGCATTGGCGCTGGCGGCCAGCCCTGGAAACGGGTCCAGCTCTTGGGGCTGAGATATTACAATGTCGTCGTCAGTAATAAACTGCACAGGGGCCGTGGGCGCGCCCACGCGCATCCGAAACACACCGCCCATTTCACTGACTTGACCAAGGCAGGTCTTGGCTAACTCGTCGATGACTTCGGCCGGGGCCATGTTGACCATGACCTCGAGCCCGGCTGTAAAGCTGGGACGATCACCAATGGGTGCATCACAGGCGTTCATCGCGGCAAACCAGTTATCACGCGGCAGATCATCAGCGGGCACGTCGCCGCCCCAGATCTCGCCAGTGGGCAGGCGAATGCCGCGCAGGATGTTGTAGATCATCACTGCCGGATTGGCGGAGCGTGCCCATGTCGCGGGGTTGGACCAGCGCTGCGCGCCGCTGCCCCCGGCGCTGCTGTCATAACGCGGATCGTAAAGCGGGATGCCGTCGACCTCAAAGCGGACCTGTGGCAGGTTGTTGAACACCTCGCGGTTGTAGCGCGCGGTCAGGATCGCATAGGCGGTGCCGCGACCGACAAAGCTCGAGGACCAAGGCCGGTCGGGGTAGCTTGAATAACGCGCAACCAACATGGGATCGGCTGCAGTCTGGCTGCCATCGTAGAACTTGATCCAGGCATGGTCCTTGCCGCCGACACGCTGACCCAAAAGCGGGAAGCCATAGTCGCCATGTGCGCTGCCACCCAGATTGGAATAGCCGTCGTTCAGAATGACACGGTTGAGGCCGATGCCCGGCAGATCACTGAGCTCGATCACAAAAGTCAGATACCCGTTCGGGGTATCGCCATCGTTGTGGCTCATCGGCGGGCAGACATGGTGTCCTGCTGTGGCTGTGCGCCCGAGTATAAATGCCTGTGGCTCGGTGCCCCCGGTGGTGGTGACGGCCGTCTGGATACCGCTTTGCTTGATCGTGGGCTTGGGCGTCAGCGCGCGTGCAATCAGCGAAATGCCGGCCGAGATGGCGGTATTTACAATTATCGATGCGATGAACGAACTTGCCGCAAAGGCCTGAACCGCAACAAATGCGCCCTGAACTGCGGCAAAGACGGCAGCACCGACTGGTGGCATCAGCGTATCTCCAGTTGGAATGCACGACGCATCTGGCCGCGCGGGACAAGCCCGAGGCCCTCAGGGCGCAGGCAATAGATCATCTCGCCCGCGACGATCCCGAAGGCTTGATTGTCCAGGACGGCGATGTCGCCGACCTGCGCGAAGGCGGGTGCGACCTCGGGCAGATGGGCGGCAGCGAATTCCACATGGTCTGTGAAACCTGCGTCCTCCAGCAGCTGCTGGCCGCGTCGCAGACTGCGGTATTGGCTGCGCCACCCGCGGGCGAGATCCTGTCCGGTGGCAAGCTTCACCCAGCCGGCTGCGAACAGCGCGCAATCATGGCGGCCCGGACGAAACGGGCGCTGGCCGGCATCAGCAGCATAGGCAATGAGCAGCGACAGCCGGTCCATCAGGCGCGCTCCCGCTTCTCGCCCCACCAGACGCCGACCTCGCCTGCAATATCGGCATAATCTCGGAACCGGTCACCGGCATTGCGGCGGCGCATCTCGGTGTCCGAGCGGGTAAGCGTCAGGGCGCGCGTGAGGCCGCGCGCGGCGCTGGCCAATGTGACGGTCGCCTCGCTGGTGCCGCCCACTTCACCCGTTTTGATCTTCACCTCGTCCACCCAGCCGCGAAACACGCGGATGGGCTCGGCAATGAGCTGCCCTGTCTCAAGTGACAGCAAGCCGCGGTGCACTTCGGCTGGCGCCAGCCGGGTATCATAGCCGCGCAAAAGCAGTGCCACCTCGGGCGTCAGCGGACTGAGCGTCGCTTGTAGCATCCGAACCTCGAGCCCGATGCCGGCGCGGATAGGTTCAACGCCAATCAATCCACCTGCGCCGTAATAGGTCCGATTGGCGCCATTGATGGCAATGGTTAGGTGGTCATCGCCCTGCCACAGGCCGAGGGCTTCCGGCGCGCCTGTCGATCGGTTGCGTCCAATGACATGCACCATATGGCGGCTGGCCACGCCAGTGTGGGCGGAGAGATACTCCGCTGATGCCGTGTCTAGAATGCGCATGGGATTACCTGAGGGTCTGAATGAAGTCGAAACTGGCGCCGCGGCTGATCGCCTGGCGGCCTGATCCATAAGTTGGTTCTGGTAGAAGCCGCGCCTTACAGGCCGGGCGGATCAGCAAGACGGTAAGGCCCGTCACGGCACCAGGGCGCAGGTTGGGCACTACCTCCAGCATGGGGGTCAATCCGGTGCTTGAGGCCGTGCCACCCACCACAATGCGGTGCAGCGCATGGCGGACCGGACTGTTGCCATACTGAAACCCGAGCATGTCGCCCGCGCTCAGCACATATCCGCTTGGTAACCCTGTGATGCGCAACTCGCGCATATTGCTGGCCACCGTGTGGATTGTGACGGTGCGGGTGCCGAGAACACTGCCTGTCGGGTCTGACGCTGGGCCGATGTAGCGCGGATCATGGCACAGAAACGAGGCGCCGGGCTGATCCATCAGTGCAAGCAACGCTTCCATCTGCGCGTGACGCGGATGGTTCGCCTGCGCCAGCCGAATGCTGCCGGTCCACAGCGATGCCCCAAGGCTGGCACTGATCACCGTGCCATCGCCAAGCCGCGTATGCTCTTGCGGATGCGAGAGCCGAAACGTCACCTCCACGACGCGCAAGGCGCCAAGGAATTGCGCAAAACTCAGCGGATAGGTCAGTGCCATCAGCCGCTCCGCCTCGGATCTTGGCTGACGCGCGCCACAGTGCGCGGTGCAATCAGCCGGTCATAGTGTTGCAGACTGCCTTGGACAATCTCGACGGATTGCGCCCCAGCCTGCTCCATGATGCTGCCCATGAGGCCTTCGCCCAGCTCGATGCGCACACGCGACATGCCACCACCACCAGCACCGTATTGCGCGGTCTCACGCCGGTTCAGAACCCGCTCTCCACGCTGCAGGATCGTGGGGACCTCATCCGGGCGCAGCCCGGCCCAGCCACCTGCGTGCATACGCGGCGCGCCAGCGAACGCGAGAGCCGGCACCTGCCGGGAGTAGCCGGAGAGCCCAACCACACCGCCAGCGTGCGACACGGCCGCCGTGACAGCCGATCCGCCGCCAAGGCCACCAAAGGCACCCGACAGCGCATTGGCAATCGGTCCAAGCACCGCGTTCCGGAACTGCAGGACCGCGAGGTCCTCGAGGATCGAGGCCACAAGGCCTTTGAAGTCGAGCTTGCCCGTCTTGACGAAATCGCGGAATGCATTCTCGGCAGACTGGAAGCCGTTGACCAGCGTCTGGCCAAGCCCCTTGCCCCAATCCATGGCGTCCTTGGCATACTCAGCCAGCGCATTCGTGACCGCCTGCCAGCCCGTTACAGCCTGCTGACTGCCATCACCTGCTTGCCTGCCAGCCTCTCGCGCTGCGTTGCCAGCAGCGGTGGCCGCCCCCTGCGTGGAGGTCAACGCGCTTGCAAGCCGATCAGCCGAAGTACCAGCTTCGTCAAGGGCAGCCGCACCTTCATCACCAGCGCCAAAGACTGCGTCCTTTAGGGCCTGCCAAGAGGTGAGCGGCAACGTAGCGCCGCCAGCCAGGTCTGCGGATGCGGTCCGGTAGGTATCGGCAGTCGCAAGCGCCTCGCGGGCAATATCATCAAGCCCAAGGTCAGGCACTTGCAGCAGGTCTGTCTCAAACCCGCGTGCGAACCCCTCTGCCGCGCGCCCACCGATATCGACGGCTTGCGGCACCACCCGGCTCCATTCGGACAGGTCCGGAGGATCGAGCGCCAGCTCTGGAAACCGACCTCCGATGGTGAGCAAAGCATTCACCCCGCGGGTGATACCCGCAAGCCCGGCCTCCATGGCCTCGACCAGTTTATTGATCGACAGCACGCCAATGCGCGCAAAAACGTCAGGCAGTGCGCCAAAGACAGCCTGCACGGCAAAGAACGTGCCCTGGAATGTGTTCACGGCAGTGTTGCCAAAGCCCACAACGCTTTCAATTGCCGAGGCCATGCCAGAAGCTGCATCGGACTTGATGTCGTAAAACATCGCCGTGGCAGCAGCACCTGCCGCTGAGGCCCCCATCTTGATCCGCTCCCAGACCTCAACAACCAAGTTTTTGAGCAGGCCCATGGCATCGCCAAAACCGCCCGCGCCCGTTACGAGACGGCTGAACCAATAGGCCAGCTCGCCTGCGCCCACGATCAGCGCCCCGATCCCGGTGCGGATCAGCGCGCCCCTAAGCACCGTAAGCGCTCCGGCGGTTCTGATCACAGCCGCCGCAGCCAAACCCATCCCGATCACCCATTTGCCAGCCATGAGAGCGGCAAATGTGCCGGCATAGGTCAAAATGCGGCCAATATTGTCGGTCAGCGCGTTGATCGCTTTACCAAGTGGCCCTGTCGAGCTGGCCAGATCAACGAAGCTCGTCGCAAGGCCCTCGAGGATCGGCGCAAGAGCAACACCGATCTTATTGCCCATCCCGACCATGACCTGCCCAACCGCAACAACCGCGACACGCGCCCGGTTCAGGCTGGCAAGTGTCTTGTCGTCCATAACTAAGCCGAGGTCGGCTGCGCGTTCCGCCAGACGGCTCATTTCCGCGCCGTTGTTGCGAAGGAGCGGCAAAAGGGCCGTGGCATCAGACGCCATGGCTTCAAGGTAGAAAGTCATCTCCTGCTGGCTTGCGCCGGCCCGTTCCAGCGAGGACACATAGAGCTGCAGCGCCTCCGGCCCCGACAGTCGAGCGAACTGGTCAGCGGTCACGCCCACTTTTGGCGCAATGTTCTCGAAGAAGTCAGCCATTGGGCCGCCGCCGGTGGTCAGGAAATCACCGACCCGGTCGTTCACGTCCTTCAGAATATCAGCGAGCTTCTCTTGCTCGATGCCTACAGTCTGGGCACCTGCCGCCATGCCTTGAAAGTCCTGCGGATCGGCATTGGCGACCGCTGCCTGACGCTGGACCTCAAAAGCCCGGTCCATTGCAGCGTTGGTCGCAGTTACGGCTGCGGCAGCCGCTGCTGTTGCCGCCGCAGCACTTGCCACGGCAACACGGCGCGCGAAAGCCGCCAGCTTTGCGTTCGCACGCTCCACATCGCGCGGAAGGCGCTCAAAGGCTTTGCGACCTGCAGTACCCACGCCTTCCAATTCAGCGCGCACTTGGCGCCCACCAGTCGCCGCGAGGCGCACACTGACCCTTTTTTCAGCCATCGAAAGCCTCACCTCGCTCGCTTAGTTTGCGCACCATCACCGCCTCAATTGGCGGCAACATTTCGGCCACCACGCGCGGCGGCACCCCCAGCGCCTGGCCCAGCTGTAGGGCCGCGCCAATGTCCCAACCGATCACCACCCCACCACGCGCGCCCGTAACAATACGAAGCTGACCGCCGAGGCGCTGGACAAGGTCCCAGACCTGCCAGCCCTCCATCGTGGTCGGAGCGTTCATTTGTGATGGGCAATCAGCGCAGCGCCCGGGACAAGCGGCGCAATACTCTCCGCCCCCG